TTGTAATAATATATGCTACTAGTGATACTCTTAAATTCATCCTCACAATTACTGCTGATATGTTCAATGCTAAACTCATTCTTAGGCACAACATAATAATGTTCTTTTACTTCAATCCCATTTTCTTCATATGTAAAATATATTTTCCCTTTGTTGTGTATTTCCTTGATAACTCCATTATGTTCTGCATCCAGGTAATTATACCTTACTGTGTTTGTACTTTTTACTGGATTTTCAATCTTTACTAAGTACCCAGCACTTGTTATTGCAGAAATTAATAGTGCCTTAACATCTGGTATACTATCCAGTTCATCAAATGATGCTCCAGCATATACATTTGTATATTCTCCAACTGTTTCACCGTTTCCATTGGTTATAGTAGAACCAGCAAGATGAACATTATGCTTATCAAATTTGCTAAACACTTCAACTATACCAGTTACTGTTGTACTACCATCACTTGTTAGGAATTTTGGTAATTTTAAAAATTCCTTGTTAGGAACATCTGGATGTTTCATCCATACATGATATTTGTGGGATGCAGTTTCATCAATTCTATACTTACTTGTTCGATTCTCCAGTAATTTTATAAAATTGTCTTTTAGGATCTCTGCAGTTTTTTGCTTTTCTTGTTTTTGTACTACGTTATCATCTGCATCAGAGTACCCATCAAAATCTATACATAGATAATTGTGCTTGTTTGATTTAATAGCAATACTATTAAATGATTTTCTTGGTTTGTGTTCCAGGTCTTTGAGTCCTTGATGTACTGGTATTTTGTTATTACAGTATATGTATGATTCTTGTTCGATTGGTATTCCTGGATTCTCCGATATTATCTGTTTTAGTATCTCATTTGTGTATTGTTCCACTTTGCAGCATCCCCTTTGTAATATTCTATTCTTGTTACAGCTGTTTTTGGAATTATCACATATTCTCTGTTTGTTGTTAGTTCTATGCTCTCATTGGTTTCTTTTATGTTTAGTATGTCTTTTGACATATAATATTTTCCATCCATTACAGCGATTTTTTTAAGCTTTTGGTATTTATCTATCATTTTTTCCCTCTTTTACTTGTTCTAATTCTTTTTTTGTTATTTTTTTTCATTTTGATTTTTTTGGAAATATGAATATGAAGCTAGAGCTAAATCTTAATTTTAATTTATACTGGTTTGAACATTATAATAGTAAAATAGATATCATATTGGATATTATAATAAAATCGCTTATACCCTTAAAGAAGCTCTTATATGTGTTCTTTAAAAAGTTAATGTTTAGCTCTAGTTAGGAAAAGAAAAAAGTAAAAAAATGAAAATGAAAATATTATATATATTATATATAATAATATAATAATATAATAAATAAACACTAATTCTTTTTTCTTTTCCCTTAGAAATCACTTTCCATTAACTATAATCCAATTAAGCTATTCACTAGTCTTTTTATTCATACATCCATATTTTCATCATACCCTTTTGTTACCATAGCATCCAAAAATAAAACATGCTATTTCATCCCAATTTTTAAACATTATTTACATATTCTAAGGTTTTCTTATTATTTTGTTTAATTATCATTGTACTCTTGTATGTCATGGCAATAATGTACACCATCATCATAAATAATTTCAATCATTCCCCTATGTTCCACTATTTCCACATCATCATCTGGATCTATAATTATTCCAGTATCCGTTACTATTGATTCTCTGATTATCATGATTTTTTAACCTCATAATATTAATGTAATTGTCATTGAATATCAAGAAAAAAAGCACCACCTAAAATAATTAATAGATGGTGCTATAATTCTAATACTTAGTTTGATTGTGCAATGTATACTACAAAGTTGTTGTATTGTCTGCCATTCTGATTTTTTGCTTTTCCTTTATATTCAATCTTAACAATTTTTCCAGGTTCTACTTTTTCCATTTTCCTATTAAGAACCGTTGAACCTAATATACTAACTTCTTGACCATCCTCATCTTTCAGATGGTGGAACAATAAGCCCTCACCTCTCCCTTTTCCATTTTCTGTTTTAATGTATTCTCCTATTATATAATCTCCTGCATCGCATGGTTTCCATGATAATGCATCATTGTTATCAGCTAGTTCTATAAATTCTAAAGTTTCCCAATTGTTACTCATAAATATCACATCCTAAATTATAATAAATATTTTTTTGATTTACTTAGTGCAAAATCAAATCCATACCCAGCTAACAGAAATTCATCCATTGATTGTTGTACTTTATTACTGTTTTTCTTGTATTGTTCTTTGTCTATTGTTTCCAGTTCATCCAGGTATTTTTGATTTATTGAATCTGTAAATGCTTCTACTTTTTCTTGCATTTCCTTGCAGAATTTTCTGTATAAATCAATTTCTATCATTGAATGGTAATTGTGTATCTCTTTGATTCTGTATAGTTGAAACATTGTTTTATTGTCTAGTTCTACTTGTATTATTGTATCGTTTGTTTTGTTTTCTATTTCTAATGTTAGATAGTTTGTTTTTGCCATTTTTATCATCTGTTTCTTAATATACTTGGTATTCTACTAATAATTTGCTTCTTTCATCATCTGTTAGCTTTTTAAATTCACATATTGCTACTTTTACTATGTCTGCTTGTTTGCATCCACTTGTTTTTGCTAATTGTTCTAGTTCTTGTGCAATTAGTTGTGGGAGTGTTAAGCTTTTTAGTGTTTTGCTTTTTTTGATTGTTGTTTGTGCTTGAATTGTTTGCACCTCCTTTTACATTGGTTTTTTAACGTCATGTATTGACTAATATATTTTTTTATATTAGATTATATATAAAGTTTGTTATTATTAAACTTAGAAAATTTAATTATTTAAACTAGGAAAATTTATCAATTATTTCATTAGATTTTTATAGTATTAAAAATATAAAAAAATATATCAAGCATAACAATTATTGGAGTATGAAAAAATGCAAATTCACAAAGGAATAAAAAAAATAGATCCCACAAACAATGATAAAAACCCATTGATTCTAGTAATGCAAGATACAAGAAAAATTATCATAACAAAAAATAACAAAAAAACAGAAAATGGAACAAAAAAAACATACTACAGTTACCAATTAAACATACCTAGAGATTATATCCTACTAATACAAGATGAATTTGAATTAATGGATAACATGAAATTCTTAATGTACTTATTAGAAATACATAAACAACATTATATAATAAAATTAGCACCTAATGGAGTTCAAAATATATATTCATTACCAAATGAATATGGATATATAGGTAGTGGCAATTTTATAAATTCAATGATGAAAAAAACAAATATTACAGCAGAACAAATTAATCAAGTAATAAACATAGTAGAACAAGAAGTAATTAGAGATAAAGATAAGATAATAACCCAAATAAGCGATAATTTAAATAAAGATAGAAAAGATGCAGAAACAATATATGATACATACTTAAAACTAGAACAAAAAGGTAAAAAGAACATCCAATTTACTCTGCCTAAAAAAGATATGGCATATTTACAAGCATATGATAAATACCAGGAAACAGTTCAAAATATAAATAATGAGAATGAAAAACACAATAAGCTTGTAGAAAAAATGATTGAATCTAAAAAGGAGAATATTCCAGAAAAGAAACCATTATTTGAAATTCCACCATTATATGCAGATATGTATTTTATGCAGAAATTTAATGTGAATGGTTTATATTTTGAATATGAATTGCATATTAATATTAATGTAGATGTTGATAAATCATTTGTGGAGTATGTGCAAAATGATATCACAAATCCTGGTGGCATTCCTGGATGGCTTGAAACTTTAATAATAGATTGGAGTGATCCAGTAGTACAAAATCATTACAATATTCATAATTCAATAAAAGAGTATGATTTAACTGATTATGGATTAACTAAATATAAAATAGAAAAAATTGAAAAAAATAAAGGAGAATAGACTATGTATATGGAAAATGTGTTTAAACTTGCAATACAGAAACAGATGGATAATTTACAAGCAGTAATAGATGAATATGTTGAGGATTGTGCATCCAGTAAGGAATTATTAAAAGCATCTGATGAATTAAATGATTTAGTACATTTATTTGATAAGTATTCTAATGAAATAGATGTTAATATTAATGCACAACTTAATACAGAAAAATGAAAAAAAGAAAAATATGATAATATAAATTTTTTTATTCATTCACTTTTTTAATTCCCACAACATCTGATGAACAATCCATGAATACCTAATTTTGAGTTCATCTGATAATGCATCCAGATTATAATTACTATCAACTAACATATCAACTAGTTTTACTTTAAAAAAGGATAATTTATTATCATAATATGGTACTATCTTTTCAGTAGATAACAATTCCATAATAGCAGCAGCATCACCATCATTTGCATTATATAATTCATTATACAATTCATCCAGAAATGTATTCACTAAGATAATATTATTGTGTTGATATTCTATCTGCAAATGTCCTGGATGATCTATTTGTTCTTTTGCTACTTGTTCTAAAAACTTTATATTTACCATAATTATTTACTCTCCATATTTTTTTGGTTCTACTTGTTGGATCTCCAACCCACAATTTAGGCTGCTTGAAATTTTATCACTAAAAAAATTAAGCAGCATAATTTTATATTAACCATTAATAGTTAGGTAATGTTTGATAACTGTAATATTCCCCAACTCCACCACAATATTTACTTAACCATTTATTCCAGGAAAACTTGGAACATTGGGTATAGATGCTGATGCTATTGCATCAGATAAACTATCACTATTCAACTCTGTATAAATTTGTGTTGTAGTAATATTACTATGTCTTAACTGTTTTTGTACTGCATTAATTGGAATACCATTATTAAGACTGTTTACTGCATATGAATGCCTAAGGTTATGAGGCTTTAGTATACTGGAATAACTATCTGCATCAGTTGGATTATTATGTTCTATCTTATCCAGTTCTAGTGCTATATTGTTAAAGTGTCTTTCAATTGTTCTGGTGCTGATTGGCTGGTGCTGTTTCTTGTTGGATTCAAAAACATAAACTTGTTCACTTTTTGGGAACAATTGTATGTATTGCATTAGTGCATCAAATACTGGTGAGGTTATGATTATTGTTCTTTTCTTGTTACCTTTTCCCACCACTTCATACTGGTAATTATTGTTATGGTCTTTTTGTGTTCGGGATAATTCATCTATCTTAATCTTTAGTGCCTCATGTATTCTTAATCCAGTATTGAATAATAGGTTTATTATTGTTTTATCTGTTTGTAGCATTTGTTCCTGGTGCTTTGTATTGCATTGTTGTATTCTCTTTTCTAGGTATTCTTGTATTACCTTGTATTGTTCATTGTTAATGTACTTGGGATCATGTTTATCTACTTTGAGTATTTCCAGTTTTTCTAGTTGCATTTTACATTCTTTTGTGAATAATTTTCTTATAATTATCATGTATTGGTTTATTGTGTTGTTTGATAGTTGTTTGTCATCTTTTGTTGTGTATTCATTCAAATATTCTTGTTGATATTGTTCTAGTATCTGGTTTATATTGTGTTGTGTTATTTCTGTTATATTGTTGGATTGGATGTATGTGTTGAAGTTGTTAAAAATTGTGTTGTATTTTTTGATTGTGTTGTATGCTCCGTTTGTTGCTTTTCTATTTTTGAATTGTATTTTTTTTATCATTTTTTGTTGTGTTTTTTGTATTTCTTTTGTGTTCATTTTGTATTGCAGCTCCCTTTTTTTGTATTGTTTTTGTTTGTAACTTGTAACATAATATTTTTGTCGTATAATACTATATTATCCGACATAAAATATATACTTAACCATCAAAGCAATACAAACAACACCACCACAAACAATGCAATAAACCACACAATAACAAGTATTACAAACCACCCAAAAAATACAATACAAACACAAAAACCACAACACACTAAAACCATCCAGAACATCATAAACAACTAAAACAAACAATAACATAACCAGAACAAAATGCAATACAAACACCCAAAAACCATGCAATAAAAAACAAACACTTGTAAATACAAGAAAATACACCACCACACCTATATCAAACCATCAAAAAATGAAACAATACAAAAAAGAAAAAAAGCAAACATCCACAAAAATATGCAATAAAAGAAAAAATAATTAGTATTGCAAAAAACAAATAATATAAATAAAAAGATACCCAAAAAAATTGCACCACATGATGCTGCTGGAGAAGTGCAAAAAATGAAAAAAGAAAATAAAAAAGCAATAACCATAAGAATAGATCAAGAAACATTAACAAAATATGATGAAACACTACAAGCAATATATGGCAAAAAGCAAAGAAAAAAGAGTACAACAATAGAATCATTAATTAATCAATTCAACAATCAAGATAACAATACATTACAACAATACCTATTAAATGATAAACCAATAATCAACTTAAACACAAAAGAGATCCAACAATACCAACAAGAAATACAAGAATTACATGAGGAAATACAATCACTAAAAGATAAAATTGCAGAACAAGAAAAGTACATAGAATCATCAAAAGCATTAGATAACAAAGAAATACAATCATTAAAAAGTACAATACAAGAAAAGAATAAAATTATAGAACAATATAATACAGAAACAATTAACCATGAAAAAAACATTGAATCAGTAAGGGCTGCCAATAATGAAAAAGATAAAAGAATAGATGAATTATTAGATACAATTAAACAACAAGAAAAGGATATCAAGACTGCAAGAAACGATTATAAACATTCAACAGAAAATTTAAACAAACTTCATGATGAAATAAATGATATCCAAAATGAAAATAAAGAATATGCAGTTGCATTTGCAGAAATAAAGAAAATGTCAATTATTGAAAGAATTACTGCAAGATATCCTAAGAAATTCTTAGAATTAACTGGTGATTAAACACTATCTGGAATTGCTTTTAACATTCCCTTTTTTCATTCTTATAATACTAATGCTATAGATAAGATGAATAAAAAATGCCATAAAAAAGAACGTTCTAATAAAAAAAGGAAACACAACAAGAAAAAATTAGTATGTCCTTTATGTCATAAGAATATGAAAGCAAAAAAGCTGGATAATGGATATACTCTTTGTGCCTATTGTGGGATGATAGTGCTAAAAATTCCATACACATTTGAGGATATATATGCACCAGGATTTGTTGCAGTAGATCCTCATAGGAACAAGAAGCGTCATAAAAACTGGAACAAACATCACCACCTGGTGGATTTAAAACAGTACATGAAAAAATATAAGCAGCAATAGTAAAAATAGTTCTTGAACATGAATAAGTGGAGCATAAGGCATAATGCTCCACCATATACTATTATATGTAATTCTATTAATATATAAGTATCCATTACAGCATTTTAAACAATAACTGCAATGTATGAAATAATTTGCACCAGAAAATGGTGGAATTAGTATTTATTAGGATAATATTTTTGTTCATATTCCCTATATAATTTATTAACCAATTCCACCTTTTCCTTAAGATTTTCATACTCCAGCTTTTCATCCTCTGTTATGATGTACCCACTTATTTCTGCTTTAGTGCCTTTGCTTATTTTCTGCATATCCAACACCATCTTAATCTATTTTTTCATCGATAACATATCCCAACCAACACAACCTAATAAAGCAGTAACAACAATAAAATATTATATATTATCTGATATTTCATCGATAAGGTATCCTAAGCATCAAGTTCATCATTCAATTTTTTTATTAAATCCTCACGATACCCAATTATTTCTATTGGATCATCAAGTTCTACACATACATCCATTACTTCTTTTTTATCAAAATATTGTAACCAATTTTTATTGAATGTTATTTGTGATTGTTGTTTAGTTGTATTGGGATTAATAAAAGGCTTTTTGAATTTTATAACCATAGAACCGTTTTTATTATGAAATGCTTTAATACTATAGCTTGTATCACTTATTTTTGGTCTTGTTGTAAATCTATTTTGTTCTTGATAATATTTTTGTTGCTTTTTAGCTTTATCCACTATTCCAGTTTCATCCTCTTTAAATAACTGCTTTAATTCCCTTTCAGCATTATATAAATTTTCAAAGAAACCATAATAGATATTAATTCCATTCCCTCTTAGATACACTTTATAAGCATTGCATTCATCTTTCCAGGTGCATGAACCTTTGTATCCATCTTTTGTTAATATAATACTTCTTTGATTGCATCTACCATTAAGTTTTTTCAATTCTTGCAATTTATTCTTAATCTGTATTGAAATATAATGTTGTACATCCGTATTATGTGTTTCCTCTACCCATTGCTTATAATATTTAAATTCAGCATCGGTAATATCAAGATTTCTAATACCTACCATAGCAGCACCATCCAGGCAAATATGTATGTACTAATCCTTAGATTCTATATCATAACGATGTTCATGATAATATTGCACAATCTTATCAGCATTTAAACATTCAATATTCCCAGTAGAATGGTATTCATTAACACATACAGTTATTCCATCTTTTAATGTATGTGTATCAAAATGATGTAATGTATCAATATTGCCTAATGCATTTTGTAATGCATTTTTCAATAGTTCTTGTTCTGCTGGAGTTAATGCTGCAGTTACATCAATACTTTGCAGCACATCCTCCAGATGATAAGTATACACATAATCATTTATTAAATCCTCTGGGAATATTCCATTAGCATCCAGTATGTCTTTTGTTGCTTTAGTCATTTCTAATGGTTTTAATTCAACATTTCCATTTTCATTTTCTATGTGTAAATCTACAGTTACAGTTTCTTGATCTTTCATTGTACCATCTCATTTTGTTATTAATTATTTTATTATAATTGGCATATACCCTTTATTATATTTTGAATACATGATATGTTAGATTTTTATTATTGTTACCTGGTGGATCTCTACCAGATGCAATAATATTTTCCAGTACCATTGCACCATCAAAAAATAGGTGATGATGCTGGTATTATTAATTAAGAAAAAAGTTACCATAAAAAAATCATAAGTAACTTTAAAGTTAAGAAAAAAGTTACCCATAAAAAATAAGAAGTAACTTTAAAGTTAAGAAAAAAGTTACTCATAAAAAATAAGAAGTAACTTTAAAGTTAAGAAAAAAGTTACTCATAAAAAATAAGAAGTAACTTTAAAGTTAAGAAAAAAGTTACCATGAAAAAATGATAAGTAACTTTTATCTTAAGAAAAAAGTTACTTGTTACTTTCACCCTAAAGTAACTAGTTACTTTTTACTTTTTGTTGCAGAGGTATCCCTACAAATATTTAAAAATTCACCATGTTTTACATATTTTCTAATTAAATCTTGATCCAAATGTTCCATTAACAAATCAAATGGCACACAAAATTCATCTGCTATGTCTATTAATTCTTGTAATTCAATCTTTTTAATTCTTGTTACCTTAGTTTTCTGATATTGTGCTTCTGGTACACTTAAAAGTAAATTTGCACGTTCTAATGCACTTTTAAATGCATCTGTTTTGATAATATCATAATTATCTCTTATTTCATTCATTTTTTCTAGTTCTACATTAATATTTTGCAATTTTGATTGGCATTCTTTTATTTCCTTTTGTTTTTGTTTTATTTCTTTTTCACATTTTTCTTTTTCATTCATTAAATTAATATAATTAATTGCCATATCAAGCTGCTTTGTTGATAATAAGATAGTTAATGTTTCAACACCACCACTTACAGTTAATCCATGCTGTGATAATACATTATCACTTGTTTTAAAGATTGATGGATGTTTTTTTATTTTTTCTGCCATTTTTTCATTCTCCATAATTATAATAAATTATAAATATGAAAAAAAACATTAAATATATCATGTATATTTTTTTGAAATTTATTTCAAAATATTTTTTTGAAATGCTACCATACCTTTTTTGCATAAAAGTATAAAAGTTACTTGTTACTTTCACCCTAAGGTAACAAGTAACTTTTTTCTTAAGATAAAAGTTACCATGTAAAATATGATGGTAACTTTTACATACCATTTTAAAGTAACCATGCAAAATAGGATGGTAACTTTTTTTGATATATTCACTTTTTCATATCTAAAAATTAGAAAAATGTAATAAATTATATGATCCTAATGCATAAAAATTTCATGTATACATAGCACATTAGAATAAAATATATTAATTAATATTTACAAAAACAGTATTATCAATTTATATATATGTGTTCTAATGCCCATTTAGAATTTACATATATTTATCCTGGTAATATGGTATACTTGTGTTAATTTTCATACTGGTAATATGATAATTAACCCATATCATATTGATTTACTACTGATTTTTTTCTAATTAATTATTAATTTGTATCTTATTTAATATGAATTTTATTCTAGTTCTTGGATATCATCACAGCACATTGTGGTAATTATTTGTTCTAGTTCTATTTGTGCAATTGCATTTGCTATTTCTTTTGTTGTATTGTTTCTGATTGTGATGATTGTGTTTAATGGTTTGATTAGGTTTTTGATTTGCATTGTTATCACCTGGAAAAAAAGATTAATGTATGGATGTTATCCATATAGTTCTAGTATTTCTTGGTAACTTTCTGCATCTCTTAGTGCTTGTTCTATTGCATCTCTATCATCTTTCATGTCTATTATGTCTTGTTTGATGATGTTTAGTTCGCTGTTTAGTAGTGTTTCTACTTCTTGTATTGATTTGAATTTGCTATTGATTAAATTTAGGCACATTTTTATCATCCCTCTTGGATATTGTATTTGATGATTGGTTTTTACCAATCATCCTCATAGTATTCTTGTTCTGCTGCATCTATTTCTGATAGTCTTTGTTCATATTCTTCATTTGTCATTGTTCCCTCATCGTATTCTTCTTGTAGTAATACTTTTTCATAGTAGTAGTCGCACATTTTTATCATTCCTTTAATTTTATTTTTTTGGTATTCTTTGAATACCTTTGTAACTTGTTATATAATAGTATGTTACCAATACTATATAAAGGTATTGTAAGAATACCTTTTTTATTTCTTGATAAAAAAAGAGAAAAAGCAAAAAGAACAATCAAACAAGCTTAACATCAACAACAGAATTTTTAAAACAATAACTATCACAATCTAAACTAAAAACAAACCTAAAACTAGAAAAAGAATTATTATCATCCTTTAACTGTTTAAAAACCTTTTTAGATACAGTAAAAAAATAACTATTAGATGCTGCTTGTTTCTTAAAAGTTACAGATGCAGTATCATCCAACACATACTTTTCATTAGTTACTGATAACTCCACATATTCATCCTTACCAGGATGATCATAAAATGATAAGAAATATTTTTCTTTTCCAGTTCTCATTGTTTCAATATATTCTACATCTGATTGTGCTGCAGCATCAAACGGTGCATATTGTTCCAGCAGAAATATTAATATTTCATTGGGAATATGTGCAATATATTTTATATTCTCCTTTGTTTTTCCATCCTTTGTTGTGCTTTTTGTTATGCTTCTATGAATTGGAGTATCTATTATTAATTGCCTGGTTTGTCTGTTTATGTATTTCATTTTATTTTATCTCTCCTATTTGTTTGTAACTTAGATTGTTGTTATGTTTTTATTTTTGTTAAAACAAATACTTATAGGTATTGTATTAATACCTTAATATTTATTGGATGAAAAAAGGAGTAAAAAGAATGATAACAATAGATGGATGATTAGATTTATCATAAAAATAATATTAATAATCCTTTAACAAGTTACAAACAAAAGGAAATGATAAAATATTAAAAATACAATAAAAACTGTTATACATTCAATTACTCCCATATTATACTATGTACAATCCACTACTTATAAATATATCAAAGCAGAAAGAGGTTCTATGTGTTCATTTAACTTAAAGTAATTAGCACCACAACTTAAAGCATCCACAATATCATCATGCTTATTCTTACTGCCATTACTATCTTTTCCATCAAACATTTCTAATTCCTTAATTGCCTTATGTATCCAATCCATATTAGCATATTCATCAGCTACAACAAACTTTAAATTACCATTCTCTGCCAACCTTTTCAATTCATAACTCCTATATAATTTTGCCTCTGTAGGCTTAACAGATTGCACATCATAATCCCTAAAATTATCAAATAATTCATTAAGGAATATAGCAGATTGAGATGCTGGTTCTTGTTCAAAAATAGTATGCACATCATACCCATCTTTTACAATAGTTTCCTTAATAATATTCAATACTCCCAATGCTTGTTTCTTACCATGCTCCATGCCATGAACATATAATGTATCCGTTCCAGCATCCTTTGATAACAATGCACCACAATAAAAATCGTTCTGCTTTGTTGGTTTGTTACTTGTTCCAGCTAAATCCCAAAAACGATATTTAGGTAACATTTCCAATTCCTTAAAGTATGGAACAATGCAAGATAAACTAGTATCACTATAGCTTTCATCACTATAAAACCAATCATGCCTAAATATATAATCCTCCTCCCTAGTGGGATTGCCTTGCATTATCATCTCGAACCGATAAGTGCCTTTTCTTTTCCTATCAGTAACCAAATCATTATAATCTTTGTGGTCGCTCCATAATGGAGTGTTCAATGGTCGCTGCAGTATGTCTTGTTCAACACCTAGTGATAATGCTGGAAAATTCAAGTATACCCATGTATCATTGGGTATTGTTCCACCGTTTCCTAGTATTGTTAATGCTTCTTTTCCATCAATACTTGGTTCTTGTTCTAATATAATTCCTTGTAAATCTCTTTGATGCAGTCTTTGAGCTACAACAATAATAATTGGTGGTTTGCCATTGCCTCTTTTTCTTAGTCTTGTATCAATACTGCCTAAGTACCAATCATTAAGATTTTCTTGCATTGTTGGGCTTCTTGCATCAGATAGTTCTTTGATAGGATCATCAATTACAACAAGATTTGCAGGATTACCCATAATTGCACCATGAGATCCAGCTGCAAGAAGTTCACCAGAAAATGGTTGTGCAAACATAAAATTAGTTTTTAGTTTATGGTCTTGTTTTAGTTGTGGTTTGAATCTGCTTTGTTTCCCAAATAGATTGATGATATCTCTTATTTTTACACCATATTTTGTTGCTCTCTGTTGAGAATATGCTGTTAATATTACTTTATCATTGGGATTGTTTACCATGTACCAGCTGGTGAATGCATCACAAATTAATACGGTCTTGCCATGCTGTGGAGGAGCTGATATCATTATTCTACTTACTTTTCCCTCTACTGCATAATTAAGTATCCTTAGTAATGGTATTTGCCATTTTAATGGTTTGTACATATCATAGTTGATTGCTTTGTACCATGATATTAAATCATCGCTAATATAATGTTCTTGTAATATTTTGTTCATTTGTTCCCTCTACTGTTTGTATTTTTTCAACAGCAGCAGCACAAAATGTTTCCTATTCTATATATGAGTGCATATTATGATAGTGTTTTATTATTGTTTGTATGGTATAATGTTTTAGTTACTATTTTTCATCGATTACTTATCCCATATTATACTAATTTAATATGGCAATAACAATAGCAAAATAATGCATATTAATCAGTATTTCCTCGATAACTTATCCTAGAATTTCATCTAATGTTAATTGCATCGTATCAAGAATCATATTCTTATCTTGGTTTAATTTTGGATGCTCCAGGTGATGCAATTGTAGATTATGAATGTTATTATCATAATTTTTACTCTTATTCTTTACTTTTACCAGTTCATCTGCATTAATGCATTCATATCTTGAATTAATCAAGCTAATCATATAATCCTCTACTGTAATAAAAGATTTATTCTTTGCAATTGTTTGTAATTTTTTTAGGTCATTATCTGATATTACAATGCTGATTGGGATGCATTTCTGGAGAATAAATTTATGGTATAATTTGTTATTGGATTTCATAATTAGTATTCATCATCTTTTAGTTCATCTTGGTATTTATCTATAGCATCAGAATTATTAGCACCTAAAAGCACATTAAAATTATTCACTAATGCATTGATATTTTGAGCATCCACACCATCATCTGCTATTATATGTTCCAGATTCTTAATATTCTCCAGGTCTGCAATGTTCATATTTTCTATCCTAGAAACTAGATTAAGCATAGATGAAAATTCTTTTATATCCAGTTCTGCATCATCATATTTATTTGCATTGTTAATTAAGACTTGAATAAGCACATTAATTAATTTACTTTTTTCATCAAGTCTTTTGTTTATTCTATCTATCTCTTTTCTTTGTATTTCCTTATTAAGCTTGTTAGCTTCTTGTATTTTGTATTTATTCATTGCATTAATTCTATCAGTCCATTTATACTTGAAACTCCATAACCTAACTGCCTCATACTTCTTATTCACTTTTTCTGCAGCTTTATGTAATGTTCTGCTTGTTCCCATATCTCTATAGATTATAAATGTTTCAAATGCTGTTGTGCTTTCTTTTAAACCAGTTGCTCTATATGGTTTATCCCATATCATAATATTTTCATCATCTACTGTATTTACTTCATTTTCTGCCATTTTATTCACCTTTTGTTGTTTTTAAGTGCTTGAAAAATTAGTTATAATTATTTCTAAAAATATATGATGATTAAATTGATGCATAAGCATCAATAATTTCATCAGTAACAATTGCACCTTTAAAGAAAATATCCATAGGCTTATAATACTTGTTCTTTTCAAACCACATATTATTTAATCCATTCCTGGATATTGTTGCCACTATCACATTATCTTTTACTGTTTTATACCCTAGACATACTGGATGTTCTGGTAACTTTTTCTTATCATAAGCTCCGATACGATACAACCGTTCCTGGTATGATTTACTTAAGTATTCCTTGAATATCTTGTTAAATTTCCCATGCTTATCAACTGGTTCTTTACTGCTAATTCCCTTGATAAACTTAGTACCCACATACAATTTATTCCCAACTGCTTTTGCATCCAATTTAAAATATTCTCTACCAGGTGGAATTATAACAACTCCCAACTGTATGGCATCATCAAACAATTCAGCAATAGTGATTGGATCTCTTGCATGATTTAATTTCTTTTCAAAAAATACTGCTGTATTCTCCTTTTTCAACTTTGCATTCTTAAGGGATTCAAGTGTATATGCTACAGCATGAGATTTATTAAAACTATAATCTTGATGATAATTTCTAAACAGTTCTGCATCCTCGTTAGTGCATCCGTTATCTTGCATTGTTTGTATTATTTTTTCCAGTTTTTCTTGCTTTTCTTGTTCATTTCCTCTAGGTTTCCTTAGGTAATCTGCATCTGCCATTGTAATACCATATTTTACAGCTTCTTGCATCATATCCTCTTGAAATATCCATGATTCATTACTACCAGTTCTTATTAATGCAGTTGCATTAAGTAGATCATCAAATGTTTTAACTGTATTTTCTTTTAGATATTTTCTTGCAGAGTATCCAGTAAATTGGGAAATTCCTAGTGGATGTTCTACTGTATATTTTACTAGTGATGGTATTTCATCATCACATAGTGTTATTCCCTCATTGATTTTACTACTGGATTCTCCCAATAAGTCATATTTTATGCCACCTCTACTTTCTATTTCTGCTAAACTACAATCACTTACAATTTCATTATCCTTTGTTAGAGTTACTGGTAAATACTCACTAAATGGTTCTGTTGATAGTATTATACCTCCAGCATGAACACTAAGATTATATTTTAAGTCTATTACATCAGCTGTTGGATATAACTGTTTTATAGTGTTTATTGTCTTGTTCTCTTCTTTGAGTCTGCTATATGTCATTACCTTTGCAATATGTTCATACTTGCTTTCTAATACTGCAAATACTTCATCTTTTTTGTCATCTGCAATGTTTAAATCAATATCTGGTAATAGTGATGTATCAATACTATCTGATGCCAATGCTTTCTGTATACGTTCCACATTCAAAAACCGTTCAAACAATAACCCATACTTGATTGGATCTACTTCATGAAATCCTAACAAGTAACATACAAGACTGCCAACAGCAGAACCTCTGCCACCTATTGCACCAGCACAACTGCTTATGGTTTCCACAATTTCATACAGTAATATATGGTAATCTGCAATTTCATCTTTAATTACTGATAGTTCTTGTTTTAGTCTTATTCTATGGTCTGTATCATCAATTCCCAGTTCTTGTAACCTCTGTTGGCAATAGATTTTTAACCAATTTCTACTGTGTTCTGGTCTTGGTATGTGTAATGATGTTTGTATATCGTATGAGGATATGCTATCTGCAATTTCAAGTGTTGATGCTGCAAGTTGTACTGGAGCTGTTATCATAAATGCATTGTTAGATGCTGGAGCTTTACTATTTTTTCTATGTGCATATTTTATTGCATTCCAATCATCCTTGTTACTGATATAATGAACATCACCAGTTACTGTTAATGGTATACCAGTATCATTTGAGAGTTCAACAAGCAGTTCATTCAGTTTTTCTTGTTCCTTTAATCCGTTATACTGCAGTTCCAGATAGAATTTGTTGAACATAGTGTTATATTGTATTGCCAAATTTTTGGCTTGTTCATATTCTCCAGATAATAATAGTTGTGGGATCTCTCCACTTATACATCCACTAAGGCATATTAAGTTTCTACATAATTCTTTGTCTTGTTCCAGATTAGAATAGTAAATGCCACCATTCACATATTTATCATTCCTTTTGAGTCCGTTCTCTTTCATGTACAATACATTCTTATTATGCAGTTTTAATAAGTCCTGGTATCCTTGATAGTTCTTTGCAAGTAGTATTAGATGGTATCTTTTACTAGTGATGTATGCTTCTATTCCTAGTATTGGTTTGATGCCTTTTTTCTTGCATAAGTTATTGAATTTGTATAATCCGTTGAGTGTTCCATGATTTGTAATTGCCAATGCTTTCTGGTGATGTTGTGCTGCTGTGTCTATTAATTTTTCTATGCTAACAGCACCATCACCTACACTTTCATCTGTATGGCAATGTAGATTTACAAGTTCATTTGATGTTACTGTATCTGATGTAATTGCAGATGCAGTTGTAGATGTTGGTTCTGATTGTGCATTTGATGTAAATGTTTTACCCTCACAATTACCATTATCATCAGTACCATTATCAGTTACTATATCTAATGTAGATGTGGATTCTTGTTCATGTATTGGTAATACACAATTACTTGATGTAATTGTGTTACCAGCTCCACCATCACCATCACTATTATTATTATCAGTACCAACATTTCCTGGAGCTTTATTATTTCTTTGATCTATAAAACTAAAATCAGTATCACCAGAAAATTTATAGTTGTTTTTGCCAAATAGTAATGCATCACTATTTTCATCTGCAATTACTTCATGATGTCTTAAATGTTCTATTGCATCACTTATATCATCATCACTTATTGGAATCACCTTTAACTCTTTGTTAATGCTTAATGCTTGTTGTTTCATATAATATAATACTTTTCTATTACTCGTATCTGGTAATCTTGCAAGAACATTTGCTTTTTCAAGTTTCCTTAGTATATCACTAACATTATCTATTTTATCATACAATTCATCCTTATTTTCATCATGATTTTTCTTTAGCAGCTTGTCTATGTCTTGGTAATTAAATATGTTTAATTTTTTTCTACTGCTTTCAATATTTAAATCAAATCCATCATCTATATCACCATCACATGATTCATATTCTTTTTTTATTACATCAATCAATGCAGAGTCTATACTATTTTGTTTATTGCTTTTTACTCCATAAATTCTTATAAATTCATCCACAATATCTGATGCTGGAATGTAATATGTTTTATCATCCGTTCCTTTCACTTGTTCTAGTCTATTTATTTCAATCCAGCAGTATGTTCTTAGTGCATTCATAGTTGAATCAATTTCACGATTTACACCATTATTTTCCACTAATAATTTAGTAATGTACTTTCTCCAATGTAATACTATTATAGCATCTGTATCATTGTATTTGTTGAGATTATAGAGTATATGGCTTTGTATTATCTTTGCTATACTGTTTGTTTGTTGTTTTACATTATTTATTCCAAATTTTGCATTAAACTCACATATTTCTTTTTTGGAATTGTTACCAACATAAAGGATCTCTGACCTGGTAATTAATTGTTCATCAATTTTTGCAAGTACATCCTTAGTTGTAGTAATGATTTGTGCAAATCCATCTGTAACCATCTTTAAATCTTTTGTACCCTTAGGTGCATTATTTTCCTTGTTTGTTACACGATAATTATAATAACCATCTGTTATAAGATTTTGAAACCTACCCATTTCATCAATTACCTTTTCAAACCCTTTAATGTTCCCTTTATCACCATAATCTATAATCATACGATTATATGCATATTCTCCTTTTTCCTCTGTGTACCTAGTAAATGCAGCATCACTAAGTTCATCTATCTGTGATATATATGCATCTGGAATTGCTATTTTAACTGCTTTTACTAATGCAGATTTTCCACCACTACTTACTCCACTAACAATTACATAAGTTCTATTAGCACCGATAACTACACCAGTTAATGCAAGAAAAAGTTTAGCAATATTATCTTTTTCACTAAGCAATGGTGCTGAAAGGATTTGTGCAATTAAATCTGTTATACTCCTAGTTGGTTCTATCTGGATATATGTATTGTTTCCATCATAATGGTTATCTGCTTGTAATTCCACTATCTTTTTAAACTTCTTTTCATCCTCTAAAATTTCACCAGTAATTGTTGGTTTTATCCGTTCCATGTATTCTATCTCATTTTGTACTCTCCCATTTTTTTCTGCTAAAAAACTTAATTCTTGTTTATCACATTCTAGAATTTCAATTATCGTTGGAATGCCATATTTATTATCACTTGTTTCTTTAAGTGCATCATTTATTAATGCATCCCTATGTTCTAGTTTAATATCCACATTTTCTGCAAGTTCATCATAGAAGTAATATAGATCATCTCTATTAAAATCAAGATATTTGATTAGAGTATGATATGTTGCTAACATTAAATAGTGCCTTTGCCCTATGGTATTGTTCCAGTATTGCTTGTATACTTCTATTAGCTTTTTGCTTGTTTCCTGGTTCTCTACTGTAGCTTTAGCATCAGCATTTGTATCATCATGTTCTTGTTTGTAATAATATATGCTACTAGTGATACTCTTAAATTCATCCTCACAATTACTGCTGATATGTTCAATGCTAAACTCATTCTTAGGCACAACATAATAATGTTCTTTTACTTCAATCCCATTTTCTT